CGTAGTCAGTATCATGTTGGAAACAAACCAAGACCTAACTTAAGAAACAGAGGTGGTGGTGGTAACCGACAGCAGATGCAAGTCACACCTCCTCCTCCTCCTCCTCCTACAAGAGAAGAGGTAGAGCAACAAGCACAAGAAGCTATGCCAGAAGGTACTGTTACTCCAATACCTGAGCAAACAGCTCCAACCCAACCTAATGTAGTTACACCTCCTCCAAGAATGATCGACGTTGGTGGTGGTCAACAGATATCAGCTGACAACATGTCTGAGTATCTGGCATCTCTACGTGGCACATGGGATCAACAGTCTCAACAGTATCAGTCACAGATAGGTGAGTTACAAGGACAGATCGGAGGATACCAGACACAGATTGGTGGATTGCAAGGACAAATTGGAGACTACCAAGGTCAGATTGGTGACTTCCGAACTCAACTAGGTAATCTACAAGGACAAGTTGGTGACTATCAAGGACAGATTGGCACTCTACAGTCTGACATAGGTGGTTATCGAACAGCAAGTCAACGTCAACAACAACTGCTTGACCAGTATCAAATGCAGATCGGTGGACTTCAGTCAGACATCAGTGGTTATCGTGGACGAGTAAGTGATTATGAAAGATCTCTCGGTGACTACCGTCAACAGCTTGGTGCTCTCAGACGAGATGTAGATACTAAAACCTCAGACTACCAGAGATCTTTAAGAGATTATCAGATGCAGATAGGTGGTTATCAAGACCAGATCGGTGGACTACGTGGTGACATTCGTGACTATCAAACACGGATTGGCGGACTACAGTCTGACATTGGTGGCTATAAAGAGCAGATAGGCGGACTACGGTCAGACATTGGTGGCTATAAGAGTCAGATCGGTGGACTACAAGGACAGATCGGTGGACTACAAGCTGACATAGGTGACTACAAAGGACAGATCGGTCAGCTTCAAGGTGACATTAAAGGTTATAAAGGAGAGATCTCTGGACTACGTGGTGACGTGTTAGGACTACGAGGAGACATATCAAACTATCAAGCACAAGAGCGTAAAGCTCAGGAGATGCAGATTAGAGATGCACAACGTCAACGTGTAGCACAATCCTATGGTTTAGGTAAAAAGAAACCTAAAGTTGGCGGTGTAAAGACAGGTAGAATAGAAGAAGAAGCTAGAATGTACGGGCCACGTGCTGCGTTCAATAGATCTGGCTTACGAATATCATCATTAAACATATAGAACAATGACAGCGAAATCTAGGTATGATAATTTATCCAGTGATCGTTCCCAGTTTCTAACCGAAGCAGAAGATGCAACCAAACTTACTCTACCTTACCTTATAAGAGGACACGAAGATTACTCTAAAGGTATGAAACAACTCAAGACTCCATGGCAAAGTGTGGGAGCTAAAGGTGTAGTAGCCTTAGCTTCCAAGCTTTCTCTTAGTCTAGTCCCACCCCAGACTAGCTTCTTTAAGCTACAGTTAGATGAGTCTCAGTTAGGAGAAAACTTTGGACCAGAAATAAAATCAGAACTTGACTTATCCTTTGCAAAGATAGAGCGTACCATTCTTGACGCTATCGCTGCATCAGATGATCGTGTAGTAATACACCAAGCATTACAACATCTAGTTGTAGGTGGTAATGCTCTTATCTTTATGGGTAAAGCCGGGCTGAAACTATTTCCTCTGAATCGCTACGTTATAGAACGAGACGGCAACGGCGAAGTGATTGAAATTGTCACGAAAGAAAGAATAAACAAAGATCTTGTACCAAACTACGAACCTCCTAAGAATGAATATCAGGATGTCGTAGACGGTGAAGAAGATGAGAATGAAGTTGATGTCTACACACACGTCAGACGTGATAACAATAGATTTATGTGGCATCAAGAAGTCAACAACAAACGACTCAAAGGATCAGAAAGTAAAGCACCAGTAGATGCTACACCATGGCTACCACTACGATTCAATACAGTAGATGGAGAAGCATATGGTAGAGGTAGAGTAGGACAGTTCATCGGAGATCTCAAGTCTCTCGAAGCATTGTCTCAAGCTATCGTAGAAGGATCTGCAGCAGCAGCAAAGGTAGTCTTTACTGTCTCACCATCTAGTACTACAAAACCACAGACACTAGCACAAGCTGGTAACGGTGCGATAGTACAGGGTAGACCTGATGACATAGGCGTGATACAAGTTGGCAAAACTGCTGACTTTGCTACGGCATTGCAGCACATGCAGACACTCGAGAAGCGGTTGAACGAAGCGTTCCTGATTCTGTCAGTAAGACAGTCAGAAAGGACCACAGCTGAAGAGGTACGTATGACACAGATGGAACTAGAGCAACAGCTTGGAGGGCTTTTTGGACTTCTTACAGTTGAGTTCTTAGTACCATACTTAAACAGAAAACTGAGTGTATTCCAGAAGACAGGTGAGATACCACGTATACCTAAAGGTATGGTAAAGCCTATCATCGTAGCTGGTATTAACTCGTTGGGCAGAGGACAAGATGTACAAGCACTTGGACAGTTCTTACAGACCATTGCACAGACAATGGGACCAGAAGCTATTGCAACATACATTAATGCAGAAGAGGTTGTTAAGAGATTAGCAGCAGCACAGGGTATAGATGTACTTAACTTAGTTAAGAGTATGCAAGAGGTACAGGAAGAACAGCAACAAGCTAGTGCACAGCAAGCTGAGATGGAAGCAATTAAGCAGACACCTAACTTGATGAAAGCTCCTATGATGGACCCAACAAAAAATCCAAACATAGCACAACAACCACCACAATAATATGGCAGAAACGTTAACATATGAGAACAATCCAGAAGTAACAAGTATAGATAATCTCAATGCTGACGAGCAAGACTCTCTCAAAGTGGGAGAGACTATGCAAGAGGCACAGGATAATCTGCTTGCTGGAAAGTATAAGAATGCTCAAGACTTAGAGCAAGGTTATATAGAATTACAAAAGAAACTCGGCGAAGGCGAAGCAGAAGAACCTGTAGCTGAAGCTGAAGAAGAGGAGTACGAAGGTGAAGAAGGCGAAGAGGATGGCAGCATTCTCGATGAGCTATGGGAGTATGAGATTAACAACGAGGAGTTTCACGAAGATGCTGTAGCAGAACTACAACAGATGGACCCAGTTGATCTTGCTAACCTACACATTGAGTACCGTAGACAGGTAGAAGAAGAAGGAGTCGGAGCCAAAGACTTTACAGAAGCTGAAATGACTGAGCTGAAGGGAGTTGTAGGTGGCGATGAGAACTATCAGAACATGCTACAGTGGGCAGGGGCTAACCTTAACCAACAAGAGATAGACATGTTCGATGCAGTCATGCAGAGAGGTGATGCTCTCGGTGCATTCTTTGCAATCAGATCTCTTGCATACAGATACAATGATGCAGCAGGGTACGAAGGCAAGATGCTCACAGGTAACGCACCTAAGACAAGTGGTAGTCAATACCGTAGCCAACAAGAAGTAATACAGGCTATGTCTGACCCACGTTATGAAAGCGATCCAGCATATCGTAAAGATATAATGGACAAACTAAAACGATCACCAAACGTAAATTTCTAATGCCAAAAGTCAACGGAAAAAAATATCCCTACACAGCAGCAGGGAAGAAAGCTGCTAAATCCGCCGCCAAAAAAACTGGAAAAAAAATTAAGAAAGGTTACTAACCATGGCTAAACTGGGAATCAAAGATAAAAACTATTTTCCTAACCAGTATATTAATCCCATGCTTATCAGCCAAAAGAAAGAACCTGCTATGGGTTATGGACCTTACAAAATATTTGATAAGAACCACCCAGAGCATCCTGACTACAAAGCTGATGACGATGACGATGAAGACATACAACTATCTTTACCAATAGATTATGTAAAGAAAAATCAAGACATGAAGATAGCTCAAGGCTTTGTCAAGAAGGTAGGAGAACCTATAGGTGTAAGAGAGTATGTTCATGCTCGAGATATTATTGATAGAACTGAATCAAATCCTCTAAAAAGATATCTTAGACAGATGAGATTAGAAAAAAATAATCCACTTGATCCTACTTTAGGCGGAGTATAATGGCACGTAAAAGAGTACGTCAACGAAACGTCTCCCTTAAGATTGGTAAAC